TTTGAGCCATTCGAGCTTCAGGTATCGCGCGGTCAAATCACTTGGCATGAGACGCTGTTCCAGTTTGGTATTAACAATGCCGTTGGAACGTCCTTTGAGACAATTTGGACGCCAAGTTCCGTCTACTCGTATTTGTCAGCCGCGACGGTCATTAAGATTTCAAGCGGTAGCGCGGATGACGCGGCAGCGGGAACAGGCGCAAGGACCATTCGGATCAGCGGTCTCGACGGCAGCTACAATGAAATTAGCGAAGTCGTGACCCTGAACGGTCAGACGGCGGTTAACACGGTCAACAGCTATCTTCGGCTGACTAGCCTCATAGTTTTGACGGCTGGTAGCGGTGGTGTAAATGCTGGCATCGTCTACGCGGGGACGGGCACCGTTACTTCCGGTGTCCCGGCGAATGTTTTTGCTCAAATTGAGATTGGGTATAACAAGTCGCAAATGGCTCTCTGGACCGTTCCGGCGGGCTACACTGCTTATGTAACGAGCTACGCATTCACGTCCAATAGCTCAACGGCAAACAACCAAATCACTGGCGCGGTTGTTATCCGTCCGTTTGGAGGTGTGTTCAGTTTTGAAGCAACGGCCAAAGTAAACGGCGGGGGTACGTATGACCGTCACTTTGACACATATCTGGTGGCTGAAGAAAAATCTGACATTCAAATGCAGGCGTTAGCGTCTGCTGCGGCTCAGGTGACGGGCGAAATGCACGTTATCTACATCAAGAACGATGCGAGTACGGCCTGATGAAAGCCTCTAGCATCAAGCGCACTGGCGGCACGTTGAGCTATCGGGGAGTTTCTTTCCCCGGTTTCAACAAGCCGCGCGCTTCGACCAATCCAAAAAAGAAAAAGATGGTCCTCGCCAAGAAAGGCGATGAGGTGAAAGTCGTCCATTTCGGTGACGCCTCGATGGGACACAACTATTCTGCTGAGGCTCGCAAGAGCTACCTCGCTCGTTCTGCTGGGATCAAAGGCAAGGACGACAAGTTTTCCGCTAACTACTGGGCTCGAAAGGTTCTCTGGGCCGGACCCGGTGGTTCTAAAAAATCTCCACCCGGAGGGAGCCGCTTCAAATGACCGTGGGCCTTGATTTTATTTGGAACGTCCTCCTGACGCTTGTTGTTGGCCCCATCGTGTGGGCTCTTGCTTACATCAACAAGCGCGTCGATCACACCGACGACGTGACAAACCAAATCTGGAAGACCATTGCCGAAACGCGGGAGAACATCGCCACGTCTTATGTGACAAAGGCTGATCTCCACAACGACCTCAACCGAATCATGCAGCGATTTGATCGGTTGGAAGAAAAGATTGACCGCATTTCAGGAGCAAAACAATGATGGGACCCAAGAACATGAAACAAGAAACAATGGCAAAGCGCATTCGTAACCGTGCGATGGACCAAAAGATGGCTGCCCCCAAAAAGGCAATGGCTATGCCACCTGATATGGGCATGGCCTCCGCTTCCCAGATGATGCCCCCTACTGGCATGAAGAAGGGCGGCATGGCAAAGAAGGGCATGAAAATGGGTGGCATGGCCAAGAAAACAACTGCCGCTAAAAAGGGCATGAACATGGGCGGCATGGCGAAGAAGGGCATGAAAAAAGGCGGCATGATGCTGATCATCGGCCTCGGAAAGAAGAAGGGCAAATAAGATGGCAAAGCCCAGCGAGAAATACTCTCCTGTTCCAGATTTTCTCCGCGACAAGTTCCGCAAGTACAAGGAACAGGAGCGAGAGATGGAAATGGAACGTGAGCGTAAGAATCGTGAAAACGCAGCGCCTACCAGCAACGTTTCCGAATCTGATCGCCGGGCCTTGAACGAGTTGATTGATCAGTCTGCTTCGGCTGACGATCAAGAGATGTATCGTGGCAAAGGCTATCGCAAAGGCGGCATGGTCAAAAAGTCAAAATCTACATCTCGACGTGGTGATGGTATCTGCACTCGTGGGTACACCAAAGGAAAGATGTACTGACATGGCCAAGAGACCAAAAAAGTCTTTACAGGAAACCGTGGCCGAAATGCAAGCCCGCCGTGACATGTCTTCCCCTGAGGCGTTTATAGAACGTCTTTCTGCGGACGAGCGTCGCGAAAAAGAAGGTCGGAAGTATAAAGAGGAAGAGTCTGCCCGTCGTTCCTATGGCGATCTTTCTGGCGTTACGTTTGAAAACACAGACTCTTCCCTTGCTCCGTCAGGGATGGAATCTGCAATGTCTGGCTCAAACGCCGAAGAAACCGCGTCTCGGTATCGCAAAGGCGGAATGGTCAAAGCAAAGACGTCTCGTTCTTCGCGTGGTGATGGTTGCGCAACACGTGGCTTCACTAAAGGAAAAATGTACTGATGGCCAAGGTCGTCAAAAGCAAAGTCAACTCTGCCGGGAATTACACAAAACCCAGCATGCGCAAAGCTTTGTTTGAGAAGATCAAGGCATCCGCCGTGCAGGGTACTGCCGCTGGCCAATGGTCTGCCCGCAAGGCGCAGCTATTGGCCAAGCAGTACAAGGCCAAGGGCGGAGGGTATAAGGAAAAATGAAAAAGCCGCAGCAATCCCTTAAAGATTGGACCGCCCAAAAATGGCGTACCAAATCTGGTAAACCGTCAAGCAAGACGGGTGAAAGGTATTTGCCAGAGGCTGCCATCAAGTCCTTGTCCCCTCAGGAATATGCAGCGACAACCAAAGCCAAACGCGCTGGCAAGGCTGCTGGCAAGCAGTTCGTAAGTCAGCCTAAAAGCGTTGCCAAGAAGGTGAAACCGTTCCGTAAGAAGGGTCTTTAAGATGGCTGAGAAGTGGATCCAAAAGGCAATCAAGAAACCCGGCGCTCTCCGTAAGGCCATGGGCGTCAAGAAAGGCGAAAAGATTCCCGCCAAGAAGCTTACCGCAGCGGCCAAGAAGTCTGGCGTCATGGGCAAGCGCGCCCGTTTGGCCATCACGCTCGGCAAACTCGGCAAGGGGAAGTGATATGAAGAAGCCAACCAAAGCCCAGAAGAAGGTCGGTAAGGTCATGCATGAGTTCAAAACAGGAACTCTGCATTCCGGCAAGAAGGGACCTGTGGTAAAGAATAAAAAGCAGGCTATCGCTATCGCTTTGTCCGAAGCGGGGGTCGCCAAAAAAAGAGGTAAGTGATGGCTGTCTCCGGTACGAAGACGTTTGAGCTCGATGTCGCTGACTATATCGAAGAGGCATTTGAGCGTTGCGGTATTGAGATCCGCACAGGCTACGACCAGCGCACGGCGCGTCGGAGTCTTAACCTTCTTCTTGCCGAATGGGCCAACCGCGGCCTGAACCAGTGGACCATTGATCGCGAGACGATAACTGTTTCTCCAACAGGCGGCGTCGGCGGGGCTGGAGCAAGCTACACTTTGTCAGCCTCCACCATTGACATTCTTTCGGCTGTTGTTCGTAGCGCGGATGGTGTCGGAACAGCCACTCAATCAGACCTTACGGTTGACCGTGTCAGCCGCGAGTATTACCTGAACATTCCCAACAAGTTGACACAAGGACGGCCTGTCCAATATTTTGTTGATAGGCAGATTACCCCGGTTCTCTACATATGGCCAAAGCCTGACAGGACTTACTACTTGGTTGTAGATAAGCTTGTGCGGATGGACGATGCCGGAGCAGGGGTTAATACCCTTCAGGTCCCATTCCGTTTTTATCCGTGTCTTGCTGCTGGTCTCGCTTACTATATTGCCATGAAGAAGGCCCCCGAGCGGGTTCAACTCCTTAAGGCTGTATATGAAGAAGAGTTTGAGCGCGCAGCGGGTGAGGATCGTGACAGAGCATCTTTGTCACTAACCCCTGTCCAGAACTTCTATCGGGTGGTCTAAATGGCGCGTCATGCCACTGGCTATCAGTCAGAAGCCATATGCGACCGATGCGGTCAGATGTACTATTACACGCAGTTGAAGCGTGAATGGCAGGGCTTGCGCACGTGTCCGGAATGCTGGGAGTCAAAGCATCCGCAGCTTGACCCTATCTATCCTCCGACGGAACCTCAGGCTCTGGCCAACCCTCGTCCTGACCGCATCGAGCCGATGGACGTTCCGGTTGGTCAACAGATCTTCCCGTTTATTGAGAATACCTCTACCCAAGGTGTCACAAGCGTTGGTATTGTGACCGTTACGATTGGGAGCCCGTGATGGCATGGACATACGCAACTTTGGTGCAGGCGATCAAGGATTGGACGGAATATGATGAGACGACGTTCAACCAGAACATCGACACGTTTATTCGCAACTGCGAAGAACGCATTATTTACGCTGCTCAGATGGAGGTGTTCCGCAAAAACGTCTCCGGATCGTGCTCGTCCGGAAACCAGTATCTGGCTGCGCCGAGCGACTACTTGTCGTCCTACAGTCTCTCGATCACGTCCAGTGGTTCCAAAGTGTTCCTCCTAAATAAGGATGTGGAATACCTTCAAGAGTACAATCCGACAGGCGCAACAGGCGTTCCAAAATATTATGCCGCCTTTGACGTGGATAACTTCATCCTCGCTCCTGTTCCTGCCTCCAGCTACACGGCCGAGCTTCACTATTACTATCGCCCAGAATCCATTGTCACAGCCGGGACGACGTGGCTCGGAACCTATGCCGAAGAAGCAATGCTTTACGGTTCCTTGTCAGAAGCTTACACCTACATGAAGGGCGAAAACGACCTTCGCCAGATCTACGAAAGCCGCTTTATTGAATCAGTCAGCCGCCTCAAGAACCTCGGTGAGGGTCGTGAAAACCTCGACGCTTATCGTGATGGCCTGACAAGAGTGAAGGCCAACTGATGTCGTGGGTTAATCCGGGTCAAGCTGAGGTGATGAAGGTCGATGTGGCCACTACCTCTGGCAAAGGTCATCCGCCTGAGTTTTGGGCGCACAGATGCGTTGAGCGTCTGATACAGGTCTCTGAAAACGCCCCTCCCGAAATCCGGGAACAGGCGCTGGCTTTCAGAGATCAAATGGAACAAGTCATCCTGTTTCACGTGAAACGTGCTATACAGAGTGATAGGACAACGGTTCAAAATGCAGTCTCGGAAGCAGGGCAACCGCAGCTTGCCGAACTTCTCAGGAGGGTATGATGGCTTTTACTGGCAACTTTATGTGCACCTCCTTCAAGCAGCAACTGCTTGAGGGCGCTCACGATTTCCGCTCTTCGGGCGGCGACGCTTTTTACATTGCGCTGTATACCAACAGTGCCTCGTTTACGGCAGCGACAACGGCCTATACGGTAACGAACGAAATTACCAACACGTCCGGCTCGGCCTATGTCGCTGGCGGTGGTCTGCTTTCCAACGTCAACCCGACGACAAGTGGCACGACTGCCTTCACCGACTTCGCCGATGAGACATGGTCGTCCGCGTCCTTCACGGCCCGCGGCGCGATGATCTATAACAGCGCCCCGGCGCACACCTACACGAACCCGTCGGTTGTGATCCTCGACTTCGGCTCAGACAAGACGGCTTCGGCTGGCGACTTCACTGTCGTTTTCCCGACAGCCAACTCGACCGACGCTATCATCCGCATTGCGTGATGATCCGTGGCCGATGCTGTCGTAGCCTTTGAAGGTTGGAACCGCTCTGCCGGATGGGGTGAACTCCCCTTCGGCAGCGGCGCGGTCACTATTGGGCTTGCGACAGGATCGGTTGGTACAGTTACCGTAGCGGCAGGGGCCTCGGCCTCTGTTACGGGGGTCTCGGCAACGGGGGCTGTCGGTACAGTCGCCGTTGCCGTTTCCGCCATTGTCAGCGTCACTGGCCTGTCCGCCACAGGTGATGTCGGCAGCGTCTCGGTTACAGGCGTCGCCAATGTTGACGTCACTGGCGTTTCCGGGACGGGTCAGGTTGGCTCTGTTGCGGCAGCAGCCTCCGCCAATGCTCCTGTCACGGGCGTCTCAGCCACCGGACAAGTCGGCTCTGTCACAGTCATAGGTCTTGCCAACGTCACGGTCACAGGTCTCTCAGCCACCGGACAGGTGGGAGACGTCACGACACGTACCGTCAATTACGTTGACGTCACTGGCGTTTCCGGGACGGGTCAGGTTGGCTCTGCCACCGTTACTGCTGCCGCAAATACCAACGTCACTGGCGTTTCTGCAACTGGAAGCGTTGGTTCTGTCTCGGTTGCTTTGTCTGCTAGTGCCTCCGTTACCGGAGTTTCTGCAACTGGAAGCGTTGGTTCTGTCTCGGTTGCTTTGTCTGCTTCCGCTAATGTCACCGGGGTTTCGGCGACGGGTCAAGTTGGTTCTGTCACAACCAACTATAGTGCCAACGTGTTTGTTGCAGGGGTCTCCGCAACAGGGTATGTTGGACAGGTCCTTGTGTGGGGTCAAATAACCCCTGACCAGAACCCGTCATGGGCCGGAATCGCCCCTGCTCAATCACCCACTTGGACACCGATAGCCGCCTAGGAGCCGTTGTATGGCCAGCACCTATTCAACAAACTTGAAGATTGAATTGATTGGGACCGGAGATCAGTCCGGCACGTGGGGAACCACGACTAACACCAATCTCGGAAGCCTTATCGAAGAGGCGATTGCGGGCTATGTCACGCAGGCCGTGACCGATGGCGCTGCGACCGTCTTGACGATCCCCAACGGGTCAAGCTCCAATGGCCGCAATTACGTCATCGAGCTCACAGGCGCGTTGACCGCTGCTCGCACCGTCGAGGTTCCGGCTGTTGATAAGCCATACATCTTCTTCAACAACACGACGGGTGGCTACGCCGTCACCGTGAAGGTCTCGGGCCAGACGGGCGTGACCATTGCCAACGGCAAGAAGGCCATTGTCTACACCAACAGCACCGACGTCATTGAAGTCGCGAACGCTCCGGTCACGGAAGCTGGTACGCAGACGCTGACGAACAAGACGCTTACCAGCCCAACAATAAA